GCACAGACAGATACAGGAACCCAGCAGATGACCCAAGAAATCAGACAACAACGACCGGTTATTCAACGGAAACGCCTCTCCCCTGAGGAAATTGAAGCCAGAACAAGAGCGATTGTTATTATATGTTTAGTAAGTGTTTTGTTAGGAAGTGTTGGGGCTCTGCTCTACTCTTTAATTTTTGTTTATCAACCATCAGAACAGTCACCCAATGATGCGGCTTTTCTTAAAATCCTTGAGCCTCTGATGTTTAGCATTGGTGGTGCTCTTACCGGGTTAGCCGCTGGTCGCGCTATGTCTTCTAATAAAAAAGAAGAGGGTGAGTGATGGAACCAATTTACATTCCCATCGTTATTGCCCTGATTGGGGGACCAGTAATGTGGTTTCTTAGTCGTTTTGACAAACGCAATACAGATCAACATAGTCAAAATATGCAGATACTTGAAAGAGTAGAAACTAAACTTGACCGAATGGATAGTAAAGTAGACAGAGTAGACGACAAAGTTGAACGCATAGATGCTCGTGTAACTCATTTAGAAAAGCCAATAACCCGCATTCAGCGCAAGAAAAGTGTATAATTAACTTCAGAGTGCTCCAAGTGGGTGGGCTGCCTGAGGGCGGTCCACCCATGCCATTTATGAGTTAGAATGGTGTTATGACAATAAATGAAGTTACATACACTCTTACCAAAGGTTTGCCTTGGGAACGACTTATTATTGTTAAAGACCGAGAAACCCATCGAATTGTTATACCATATGATGCTTGGGGTGTTGTAAAAACCAGTACCATTGGCCGTGTTGAATTAACAACTGCCATTACAACTGAGGGTGGCATTGCAATTTCTTTGACAGAAGAAGAAACCAAGGATTTACCTGAGGGTTTGTTAGATTTTGATGTAATTGCCACAATGCGTAGAAACCCGTTAACACCAGATGGCTCTACCACTCTTACAAGCCCGGTAGTAAAAGGTACAATAAACGTGTCTGCGTTAGGTACAGTTACCCCGATTGAGGAGATTGATTATATGGAACTACGTCTTGGTCAGGGAGAAGACTTCTACCGTACCTTTACTTGGCGAGATTCAGCTGGTGCAATTGTGTCGGTTCAAAATGCTTATATGCAAGCAAAGAACTCAACTGGAACTGTTGTTTTAGACCTACGCTGGTACTCCACAGCGCCAAGTGAGAACACCATTGCGGCCCTTACCGCAAACCGTCGTGGTTACATTTCCCCTGCTAGTGGTGCAAGTTTGATTGTTCATATTTCTGATACCAACCCAATTGCTGCCGGAGAATACAGTTTTGACATCTTTGTACAAGACAGCGTAAGCGATTGGAGCAGACTTACCAAGGGAACGTTAGTAATTGAGACTTCAATATCGGCAAAGCCTGCATAATGGGCACAGTTCAAGTAAGTGACGATAAATCTTCTATTGAAATTGTTAAAAATGGGCCTAACACAGTAGAAGTTAATTCACAAAAGCCCAGGTCATCGATAACAATTGGTGTTCCATATACTTCTGTCGTTGAAAAGATTGACCAAGGACCTTCCGGCCCACCTAACGTTTTATCAATTGGCACTGTAACGGTAGGCGCAACCGCCGTAAGTATTACTGGTACTGCTCCAGCACAAGTTCTTAATTTTGTACTACCCGTTTCAGGTAGTTATGCACATACACAAAGCGTGTCATCGGCAACTTGGACAATAACTCATAATTTAGGTTTTAGACCAGCGGTATCCGTAGTGGATAGCGGCGGTAACCATGTCGTAGGTGATGTAAACTATGTGTCAGTCAATGCTTTAACCATTTCATTTTCAGCCCCATTTGGGGGTTCGGCCTACTTATCGTGAGGTATCATGTCTAAATTTCTAAATAACCTTGATCTCAATGGCAATGAGTTACGCAATGTTAAATTGCAGAACCTAGCCACGGCACCAGCAACCAGCGCGTATGCGGGTGGTATCTACTACGATACTGTTAGTAATACGGTGCAGTTCCATAACGGAACAGCATGGGTAACTGTGTCGGTAGGTGCCTCAGGAACTTACCAACCAGCAGATGCTGATCTTACGGCTATTGCCGCGCTCACTGGTACATCAGGATTCCTTAAGAGTAATGGTTCAGGAACTTGGACTATTGACACTGCCACCTATTTAACCTCAAGTACTGGTGTTACTACTGTTAACGGTTCTAGTGGTGCTATTACTGGCATTGCTACAACGGCAGGAACTCTCGCCCAGTTTGCTGCAACTACATCCGCCCAGTTAGCAGCCCTTATTTCAGATGAAACTGGTACTGGAGCATTGGTATTTGCCAACACCCCAACATTTGTTAGCCCTATCCTTGGAACACCTACATCAGGAACACTGACTAACGCAACTGGGTTGCCAATTGGGACTGGTGTTTCGGGTCTAGGAACAGGCGTTGCCACCTTCTTGGCTACGCCAACTAAGGAAAACTTATTAGCGGCTGTTGTAGGAACAACTGGTATAGGAAACCTTGTATTTGCCTTAAGCCCATCAATTAGTACCTCCATTAGCACCTCTACCGCTTCTTTTAACCTACTCAATACAACCGCTACAACAATTAACTTTGCTGGTGCGGCTACTGCCTTGAGTATTGGTGCTGCTACTGGTACCACTACTATTAACAACGATACGGTTGTTACAGGTAACTTGACGGTTAACGGTACAACTACCACTGTAAATAGCACAACTGTAACTGTTGACGATATTATAATTGAGTTAGGTGCAGTAACAACCCCTACAAACGTTACTGCTGAAGGCGGCGGTATTAGTCTTCTTGGCCTAACCAATAAGACACTTACTTGGGTTGGCGCCAATACTGCATGGACATCCTCAGAAAACTTTGACATTGTTACTGGTAAAACCTACAAGATTAATGGCACAGATGTTATTTCAAGCACAACATTGGGATCAGGCGTAGTTTCCTCTTCACTTACCTCAGTTGGCACGATCACCACTGGTGTCTGGACTGGTACAACTATTGCAGTAGCAAATGGTGGTACCGGTGCAACAACTGCGGGTGGTGCTAAGACTAACCTTGGCTTTACAACTAAGTTTGCCGATGATATTGGTGATAACTCTGCTACATCATTCACGGTTTCTCATGGCCTTGCTTCACGCGATGTTCAGGTCTATGTCTACGAAAAATCCTCACCATGGGAACGAGTGTTCCCTGATGTTAAACATACCTCTACGTCTGTGGTAACTTTGGAATTTGCAGTCGCCCCAACATCAGCACAATACAGAGTCGTAGTTATCGGTTAATAACATAAAGGACAACAATGGCTAACTTTCTAAAGTCCCTCTTTGTTAAGGGGATTGAAATTGATACTGCTGGCGCTACAAGCGCCCAGGTATTGTCGTATAACGGAACTAAGTTTGTTCCAGTAACAAACAGTGCTACAGCAACAACTGATGCATCTGCTTTAACTTCAGGTACTTTAGACAACGCCCGTCTACCAGCAGGAACAACAACACCAGTAGGTTCGCTCATAATGTTTGGTGGCTTAGGAAACGCTATCCCTGCATCGTTTCTTTTGTGTGATGGCTCGTCGCTTTCAACGACAACTTATGCGAGTCTGTTTGCTGTCATTGGCTACACCTACGGCGGTTCAGGTGGGTCGTTTAATCTCCCGTCGCTTGTCGGTTCATATGTTGCTTTAGGTACGAGTTCAACAAGTGCCTCATCGGGAGTGCGGGCTGGAGTGGCTTTGACTTCAGGTAATACGAGTGTTGACCATTCGCACGCTAACTCTGTGTCTGCTGTTGGTGATCAAAGTGCAAATCATACTCACGCAAACGCAACAGTCGCCGCCAATGCTACGCATCTCCACAACAACGCAACAGTCGCCGCCAATGCTACTCACCTTCACAACAACTCATCGGAGTTAGCCAACGCTACGCACAGTCACACTAACGGCAATATCACAACGGGTGGTCATCAGTTTCTCTCTCCTTCTACTGGTAATCACACTCACGGATACTTCAAGCCAAACGGCTCAGGGGCAAACACAACTGTGGACTCAACAATCCATTCTGACCACTTCCACTTCACAAATGGTGGTAGCACAGCGGATAACAACACTTATCATTCTCACGGATACACAAACGTCAACGCAGATGCATACCACAGTCACGGAATGACGAACAACAACACAAGTGCAAACCACGATCACGGAATGACAAACAACGTTCAGAGTGCGAACCACACTCATACGGTCACAATGTCTAACGCTAATCAGTCAGTGACTCACACTCACACTTCTGCAACGGGTGCGCTTGTATGCTTCATAATCAAGTACCAGTAGGAGATGATTATGACTAGCGGGAACGAGTTTGGTAGTCACGAAGGCTACTTGAAACTGATCGGCAAAAACGACGACAAAGGTTTCTTTGCGTTTACACAGTTTGCTAAACCTGAAACATTCCTACTCGAAGAAGATGAAGACAAGCGGTGTGACTACTCAGCACCACGAATAGTGCGAGGTTTTCACTATTGGAATACAACAGCGAATCTATGCTCTTGTGGCTCAACAGACGAACCTAGTCGTATTACAGGTAGTCACGCTATACCCGATATAATATCGGCTATATTTACAGTAATTGATGCGTACCCGATAGGAATGATTATTTATATAGAAATGGATCGGGCTGACGAACCTAAAGAAATGGAGTCGCAGGAGTTTCATATCGGCGTAGCAACAAACATAACCCGAACTCTGCAAGAGCAGTTTCGGTTGTTGATTGAATGGGAATATGCTCACAAGCATCTTGGCAACAATGAAGAAATGGCTGTTTGCGCCTCAGAGATATTAGAAGCAGTAGGACTACCGCCGACTATAAGGCAATGGATTTTAGATGAAGTTCCTAACGAAAAAGTGAATAGATTTTTGGAAGGTAGAACGGATGCTCAACAAAGAGCAAGTGCAGACACAATCCCCGATTTGACAGAAGAATTTAAGGAATGGTTGCTAGGTAAATTCAAAGAAACTAAAGGATTCGGAGAACACAAATGAAAGTTACATTTCCAGCAGGGCGAGAATCGGCTATCGGAGTATTTGATAATCTTCTTGACCCGTCAATATGCCACGACTTCTTGACAATAATTAAAAGCCACTTCGCAACGCACTCAAATGAGGGAAGAACAATGGGTGGCGTGGACAAACAAACAAAGAAAAGTGATGATATGACTTTTAGTTATCTTCGCTTTGCTGAGTATGGCATTGAATGGACATCAGCAATGGGCGATATTGACCAGATATTTTACACTTCAATCGCTAATGCTGTAGCCTATTACAGAGACGAATATCAAGCCCTAAATGCTTGGGCAGATGTTGAAGATACGGGTTTTCAAGTTCAACGCTACGAGATGCGAAACGGGTACTATCGCCCTCATGTTGATTCACTACCCGGCACAAGTTCTGGAGACAGAGTGCTGGCGGCGATGATATACCTCAACACGGTTGAAGAAGGTGGCGAGACACGCTTTCCATTGCACGATGTTCGCATCAAGCCTGTTGCTGGCAGAATTGTATTATTTCCTGCGTCATGGACACACTTGCACGAAGGCTTAACTCCGTTATCGGGAGACAAGTGGATTATCAACACCTTCATGGTAAACAAACAAGAACAAACTGCTCACGACCATCACGCCGACCATGTTCACAAAGATGAACAAGCCTCGGAATTCCTCATTGCCCGACAAAGCCTTGGTTAAGGGACAAGACAGTGCCTCGGAACGACTTAATACAAGTACGGAGTGACACCTCCGCTAACTGGACCTCAGTAAACCCCATTCTTGCCACTGGTGAGATAGGGTTTGAGACCAATACCGGTAAGTTCAAAATAGGTACTGGCTCTACCGCTTGGTCTAGTCTTCCCTATACTAATGCCACGGCAGGTTCGGCTACTACTGCTGGTACTGCTGATAAATGGACTACTGCGCGAACAATTACTCTTGCGGGAGATTTAACTGGATCAGTATCTATTGATGGTTCAGCAAGTGTTTCTTTAAACGCAACAATTGCTGGTAACTCAGTTGCCCTTGGTACTGATACCACTGGTAACTATATGTCTGATATTACTGGCACTAGCCCTGTAACTGTTTCACATACTGTTGGAGAAGGGTCATCTGCAACTGTTTCTTTGGCGGCTGGTTATGGTGACACGCTCAACCCGTACGCGTCTAAAACCGCTAAGTATTTTTTAGCAGCCCCTAATGCTACTGCTGGAGTTCCTACATTTAGAGCAATTGTTGCTACCGATATCCCTACACTTAATCAAAACACTTCAGGTTCATCGGGTTCTTGCACAGGCAACTCGGCAACAGCAAGTCTTGCTGCGAACTCTACTCAATGTGGTAGTTTGTCGCCTTCCGATTCACCTACAATCAACACAATTGTTGTACGAGATGCTGGAGGCGCTTCGATTGTACAAGAACTGTTTTGCGAGAATGTTCGGGCTTCTGATTCTAGTGCGCAGTTTTTTAGCGAATCAACGTTTACTTCTATTGGACTTGCCTGCGCTCGTGTTGAGAACGCAACTACTGTTTACGACAAAGTAGTCTCTACTCGTGCGGTTTATATCAGTAGTGGAGGAACTCTCGGCACTACTGCGTCATCTCGTGTTTTCAAGGAAAACATTGTTGAATACCACGATGAAACAAACAAACTCCTTACTCTCAATCCCGTAACTTTTGATTTTAAGGATGGTATTTTAGAAGAAGGAGATGACAGGTTTAATCACTTCGGTCTGATTGCTGAGGATGTCCACGATGCAGGTCTGACACATTTAGTGAGTTACAACGAAGAAGGAAATCCTAGAGCAGTAGATTACACTATGATATCTGTTGAATTGCTTGGCATTGTAAAGAAACAACAGACAGCAATTGACGATTTACTTGCTAGAGTCCAGGCATTAGAATCAATCTAGTAGTAATTTACAAACCAAACAACAAGGAGAATAATAATGTCCAATGTACAAATAGATATCAATAAGGTAATTGAAAGCCTCACAAACCAGATTTCACAGCAGGCCCAGCGTATCGCTGTCCTAGAGGCTACAATTGATGCTATACAGAAAGCCCCAGATAAAAAGAAACCCACAAATAAGCCTGGTAACCAGGAGGAAGCGTGATTGTTCACATGTACCTTACAAAACAAAACAAAGCTTTAATTGCATCATACGCCCGTAGCGTATTAGGAGCAGCAGTTGCTACCTACACAGCCACACAGGACTGGAAACTGACCTTAAATGCCCTCTGGGCTGCGGCTTTGCCGGTTGCTATCCGTTTTCTTAACCCAAATGACAGTGCCTTTGGTAAGGGTGAAAAGTGATTTATCCTTTTATTAAACTTGAAGTACCAACCGCACTTAAGAAGTTTAAGAACGGGCAATTGCCAGATAACGTTTTAGCACCAGTTGCTACTGGCGGTAAAATGTACTCTGAAGCAGCAAAGCACTTTAATGCGTTGTACACTGCAGCTTTAACTGCCGGCTTCAAACTAAGGAATGTCGGTGACTACCGTTCATTTGACAGCCAAGTGGCTATGTTTAATGATCGTTATGTATTAACTGATCAAGGCGCAGGAGTTACCCGACAGTATCAAGGTAAGACTTGGTATTTGAAGAAGGGTAAAGCACCCTCAGCAACACCAGATCCAACTGGTCTTAAGGGTTCTAATCATGGTTGGGGACTAGCAATGGACCTTGGCTACGACGTTGGCGGAAGACTTACATCAATGGGTGGAAAGTGCTTAGAGTGGATGTGTGAAAACGCGCCCAAGTATGGTTTTTACCTTCAGGGTAACAACCCCGCCTCTAAAGAATTTGAAGCTTGGCATTGGCAATACGCTTTAGGTGATAAGACACTTGATGGGTCAGTACAAGCTGCTCCAGCAGCCCCTGCTACTGGTCCATTGCTTTTTAACTACCCTGGAAAGCCAGTAGGTATTGGGTCAAAAGGTACTGATGCTGCACTTGTTCAGGCAGTCATTGGAGCAAAAGCAGATGGTGATTTTGGCCCTAAATCTGTTGAGTCACTTAAAGTATGGCAAACAGCAAATGGCCTAACTGCAGACGGTTCTGTAGGTCCTGTAACATGGAAGAAAATGTTCGGCTGATAGGAGCCTCTAATGGCAGTTAGAATTCAATTTAGGCGTGGCACTGAAACAGAGTGGTCCACGTCAAACCCCATTCTTGCCACTGGTGAGCTTGGTTATGAAAGTACAAACAAGCTCATTAAGTTTGGCGACGGTACAACTGCATGGAATACCCTTGGAGTTGCAGCAGCGGGTGACATTACGTCTGTTATTGCTGGTACTGGCCTTACTGGTGGAGCTACATCAGGTGCGGCGACGATCAACTTAGATACAAGTATTGTTTTTACTGCCGCAAGTATTGATGCTAAAGGTGACCTATTAGTTGGCTCAGCCGACAATGCATATGCTAAGCAAGCAGTTGGTACAAACGGAAAAGTGCTAACAGCTGACTCTACACAATCTACTGGTGTTGCTTGGACACAGATTGTTCCTGCTGGCGTAATCCAGCAGTACGCAGGTGCTACTGCTCCTGCTGGGTACCTTTTGTGTAATGGCGCTTCTTTTTCAAGCGTTACTTATCCTGATTTAGCAGCCGTAGTTCTTGACACCTATGAAGCTCACTCAGGTACTACTTACTATGTTCCAAACTTAAAGACACGAGTTCCAGTAGGTGTAGAAACTGGTTCTGGTACTTTTGCCACTCTTGGTGCTACCGGTGGAGCAGAAACCCATACTTTAACTACCGCTCAGTTGGCTTCCCACAGCCACGCAAATCCTACAGTTACTGCATCAGCATCTGGTACTGCCGTCACAGTTACGGGTGGTGCTCACGTTCATGGTCTTACTGATAACGGTCATGCCCACGCACCACTGTCACCATCAACTGTTTTTGCTACACAACAAGGTGGTGGTAATGGTGTGGCTATTGCCACCGCAAGTGGTGGGTTTACGCAATCAAATAGCCCAGCTAACACAGCAACTGCCGTTACTGGAATTGCTATGACTAGTGGTACATTACACACACATGGTACAACTGTTACTCAACCAAATATTACTACTACTGTAGGTGCTGTTACTGTAAGTGGTGTTACTACTGGTTCTAACGTTGGTAGTGCTGGTAGTGGTGCTGCGCATAACAACTTGCAGCCTTATATAGTTCTTAGCTATATTATTAAAACCTAATTATAAGGAGCATAAATGGCGCGCAAAAAGCTCGACCTTACTGGCGCACTAGAAGAGATTATCCAAAGGGAACAAGAGGCCCAAAGGCTTTTTGAAGAAAGTGGTAGGCGCGAACAACTGTTCCGTTCTGAAGAAGAACGAGAAGCTGACGAAGCACTTCTAGAAGAAGAATCTGATACTCCTGAAGCCAAGACCCTAACCCTAGATTTGCCAGACCCTTCAGAAGTAATACGTATAGGTCAAGCAAAACACAGTAAAAGGCCAACTAGCAGGCCAGACGACGCTTTTAGAAATAATGATGACTACTATCTTGGTGGATCACTTACGTCTACACGTATTCAAGGAATACAGTGGATTCCAACCACTATTGTGAGCGATAGTATTCCAGCAATTGATAACCCACTAGAAGATCGTAAAGCCATGATGTATGGTTACGCTCCTGGGGCTTTTGAAACTGGTGTGTTTGGTGACATTTTAGTTGCTTTTGCACGACCATCAAAATCACAAAGACATGCTATTTACGTTTTTGCAGGAAATAGTAAAAGTCAATGGGATTCATTTAGTAGTTCCAGTTCTCTTGGAAGATCAGTTAGAATTTTATCTGGTGGAAGATTGTTGCAAGATGGAGACGAATCTAAATATATAGATTTACATAAAGCAACAGATACAAAAGATGCATGGGAAGACTGGTTATTTAATTATGACGAGTTTCGTAGTATAAGGGCAGGAAACTCAAGAGCATAATGAATAATTTGTACAAAATTGGTAAAGTTTATTGGATACTAAGAGACACAGGAACACCAAAAGACAAAGTATTGTCAACTGGGTTTATGCGCCAAACCTCTGCCCCTTGGGCCACTGGCAAGGGTATTCAAATACACATTAAAAAGTATGTATTTCAAATTGGGTTGTGTACCCAATCTAAGTCCCTTGCAGAAGAAGACGGCTTGCTGTACGCTGTGCAGGGTCGCATAATGGATATACCACCTGGTGAAATTGGAGATTGGTAATGAAGTTGTTTATGAAAAAACAAGTTGAAAAAAACTTTGAAGGTTCTTCTATCCCACGTGTATCTAATATGGAAACTCAACAGTTAAAAAACTGGTTTAACACAACCATTATGAACCTTGGAGAAGCGTACGATTCTTGGCGCTACAAAGATGGCCCAGATGAAGTATCACAAAGTATCACAATGCTAGATGAAATCTGGAAAGAATTGAAGTCCAGAAGTGATAAATGAAACAACAGTTGAAGACCAGCTTAATGAAGAACAAGAACAAGGTATTGATGACTCTAACGAGTTAGATGAAACTTCTGCAGAATTCATTGACCAGTTAGTTCTAAAGCTTATATTATTTACAGAAGAATTCTGTAATATCAAGTTATTTCCATATCAAGTGCCAATTGCCTATCGAATCATTGAGTCAATTGTCCTTGGTGATGGTGAAGAAATGACCCTAGTAGCTACCCGTCAGTCAGGTAAATCTGAGGTTCTTTCTAATGTTATGGCTTGTATGATGGTAATATTACCTAAGCTTTCTAAGGTATACCCAACATGGTTAGACAAGTTTGAAAAAGGCTTCTGGTGTGGTGTTTTTGCCCCTGTTGAAGATCAGGCTGACACTGTGTTTAGTCGTATTGTAAACAAACTAACCAGTGAACACGCTATGGATTTTCTCCTTGATCCAGAGATTGACGACAAAGCTACTTCAGGTGGATCACGTGGTAAGGGCCGTATTATCAGCCTTAAGCACTCTGGCTCTCTTTGCCGCATGCAAACCTGTAACCCTAAGGCCAAGATTGAGTCTAAGACTTATCATTTCGTAATGATTGACGAAGCCCAAGAAGCTGACGAATTCATGATTGCAAAGTCAATTAAACCAATGTTGGCGTTCAATAACGGCTCTATTGTCCTTACTGGTACCGCCACTAGGAATAAGTCTTATTTCTATAGGATGATTCAATACAACAAAAGACGAGATATCAATGGGAAGCGTAATCACCGTCAGGCTCACTTTGAGTATGACCACCGTGTAGCTTCAAAGTACAACGATAACTACGCCAAATTCATTTCTAAAGAAAAAGTGCGCATTGGAGAAGACTCTGATGAGTTCCAAATGTCCTACTGCAACAAGTGGATCTTAGAAAAAGGTATGTTTGTTACCGACGAGCGCCTATCTCAGATGTATGACTCCTCTATGCCTCTTGTTAAACAGTGGTGGCGAACCCCTATTGTGGCTGGTATTGACGTTGCTCGTACCAATGACTCCACCGTTGTAACAGCAGTATGGGTTGACTGGGATCACCCAGACGGGTTTGGTTTTTATGAACATAGAATCCTCAATTGGTTAGAAATTAACAACACAGAGTGGGAACAGCAGTACTTTGAAATTGTGGACTTTTTACGCAATTATGATGTTTACAGAGTAGGCATTGACTCACAAGGTGTTGGTGGTGCTGTAACAGAAAGACTGCAACTCTTATTACCTGATATTGAGGTTACGGCTGTGTCATCTGATGCAAAAACCCAGAATGAACGGTGGGTTCATTTAACTGAACTAATTCAACGTAATCAATTGGTTGTTCCAGGACATTCTAAAGCAAGACGTACTAGGACTTGGAAGAAGTTTAACCAACAAATGTCTGACCTTGAAAAGGTTTACCGAGGTCCTTATCTATTAGCAGCAGCGCCAGACGAACGTGGAGCCTTTGACGACTACCCAGACTCCCTGGCCATCGCATGCTCCCTGTCTGTAACTGATACAATGCCTACTATCACTGTAAGTGAGTCACCGTTCTTCGGACGGTAATAAAAAGTGGTAATATTTAAAAAGAAATAAATGATCCTTAGGAGGATGTATATGCAGGTAGCTCCCAACCCAATGTTTCCAGAAACAGGCACCCCAATGTTTGAGCGTACCGTCGCTCCAAGCGTTCCGGGCAACCGTGGGCCGCTTCGTTTTGAAGAAGGTATTGCAACTGATACCGATGTTCCATACGACTTCGGCGTAGGTGCTTATGAAGATACCGCTCCGGCCCCTGGTCGTGAAAACCACAACAACCCTGAAATGTTCTACAAGTACGCTGAAGAGACAATGCGTGAGCGTGCTCACGTTGGTTCATCTGCTTGGATTGAAGCACCAGCAATGCTTGGTGACTTTGTTCAGGGGTCAATGTCTGGTGAAGGAATGCCTACTTTTGAGTATGCGGTTAATTCGGGTGCGTATGCAAAGCGCCCAAATCCTACAGTCGTCTACGACTGAGGGCGCCTATTTGTAAACTTATTTGTTTACAGTAGGGAGAAAGGACGGGGATAATTCCCCGTCCTTTTTGTATCCCGTAATTCAAAGTCTTTGGTATAGTTCATGTCTCAACAACTTAGGAGAAACCATGAACCCCAATGATTACCATTCAATTCTTAACTATCTTTCACGTGTGTCTGTGCGCGGTTTTGCTGATGAGGAAGATTTGGTAAACCTAATGAATAAAGTCAAACAGCACATCAACCGCACAAACAAAAGCAACAATGTGTATACTGACACAAGCACTAAAGTGTTTAATTAAATAACCGTTAGGAGCACAACATGGAGCAGAAGTCATCACTAGTTGATGATCTAGTGTCACCCAAAACTCACGATTCTAAGTTAGATTGTGGGTTAACTAAGGTTCAATCACAAATGGATGAAGAAGCTGCTGAAGCTTTGGAAAAAGCCATTGAGATGATTAGGAATGACACTGGTTCAGGAAGGTCTAAAGTTTATTCTTGTGAATGGCTTACAGACGTACTTCGTAAACACAAATATGACATAAGTTCAAGTACTGTTGCAAGACACGTAGCAAAGAGGTGTAGATGTGAGTGACCTGTCTAAAGACTTGGGTAATGCCAAGTATTCATTGGGAAAAATTGCTGAACTTTTAAAACGCAATGACATTGACATTGATGAAATTGGTGGTGTAAAAAAAGTCTCCCTATACCAGTCACTTACTAAAAATGAAGCCGGAGAAGCAGAGATCCATGACCTTATGGGTATTCAGTTCTCACCCGCCTTTGAGAACGGCCCACAATGGCCTGTAGTGCAACCAGGGCCTTCTGTAAGGCTTCCAGTTGTAAAGGTTAAGCCAAGTGTTGCAAATGGTTACCAAACGTGTGTAATCCTTCCAGACATGCAAATTGGTTATTTTAGAGATGCAAATGGCACCTTGGTTCCAACTCAAGATGAAAACGCTCTAGAGATATCTATGGCAATTATCAAATCAGTAAATCCTGATTTGATTGTCATGGTCGGAGACAACCTGGACTTTCCAGAGTTTGGTAAGTATCGTTTAAGCCCTAGTTATGCACTTACTACGCAAGCTTCTATTGACCGTGCCACAACACTTTGTGCACAGTTACGCGCACTAGCACCACAAGCACGCATTGTCTGGCTTGCCGGAAACCATGAGGAAAGGTTAGTTAATTATGTCCTTGATAACGCCAAAGCTTCGTTTGGGCTTAAGAGGGGTAACACCCCTGAAAGCTGGCCTGTTCTTAGTATCCCTTATCTCTGCCGCTTCAGTGATTTTGGCGTGGAGTTTGTACCGGGCTATCCAGCTGGACAATTCTGGATCAACCAAAGACTCCGCGTCATCCACGGCACAAAAGTACGCAGTAACGGGTCTACAGCGCATGCCTATCTTGGATCAGAAAAAACGTCTGTTATTTACGGACACATTCACAGGCGTGAATGGGCTGAGCGGTCCCGTGACGATTGGGACGGCGCAAAGACCATCATGGCCGCATCCCCTGGTACGTTGGCCCGCTGTGACGGGGCAGTACCAAGTACAAAAGGGGCGCTCGACCTGGACGGTCGACCTATGACAATTGTGGAAGACTGGCAGCAAGGTATTGCTGTTGTGACATACCAGCCTGGTGACGGGGAATTCTGGTACGAGCAAGTACCCTTCCATAGCGGATGCGCTATGTATCGTGGTAAATTGTACAAATCATAAGAAGTATGCTTGACCCATGACTTATCCTTATAAAATTGTTGTTATTGAATGGATTGACGAAGATGACACAAAAATTTGATTTGGTTTGTGTCACTTGGCACGATGCTCACGCCGACAGCCGTTGGATAGAAGTTACCGAAATTGATGATGAGGCTTACCTAGTTACTAGCGTCGGTTATCTCATGCCGAAAGCCAAGAAGGGCCATGTCTCACTCGCTCAGTCTTTTGGTGCAGACGGTTTTGTAGACTCTGTTTTGCACATTCCTCGTGGAATGGTTAAATCCATAACTTACATTGATATTCCTGATAATATAAATATACCTAAACAACAAAACAGGGCAAGGTCTAATGCCGATTGATTTCTGGTCACCAAGTTATCGCGCCTCCTCTAGCGACCTTACTGTTGCCATCTCGCCCCTCGGTTTGGTGGAGTTGGCTGACGAAGAGTTTGAGGTTCATGGTCCACGACTTAACCGCTATTCAACGTGTTGGGCCTGGTACTTAGGTCACCACTGGTCTTACCGTCGTGAAATGGGTGAGCAAAACATCACTCTTAACTACATCCGAACAATGTCGGATTACATTACAAACTTTTGTTTTGGCAAAGGCATTCAATGGAAAGTACCAGAACAGAATGCTGCAATAATTCCACAGCTTTTGCACAAGGTTTGGGAACAAGATAACTCAAAACATTATGTTCTTTGGGAAATGGGTCAACTTGCAAGCGTAACTGGCGATTGTTTTGTTAAAGTTGCTTACGAAGAGCCATATGAAGATACGGCTGGAATGTACCACGAAGGTCGTACGCGTATTATTCCTTTAAACCCGTCTCATTGCTTTCCTGAATACCATCCTCACGACCGTGATCGTATTCTTAGGTTTAAGTTAAAGTACCGTTTTTGGGGAACCAGCCCTGAAGGCACTCGTCAGGTATACACTTTTACTGAAATTTTGACCGATGATTCAATTGAGCAATACATTAACGATGAGTTGATTGACCAGTACCAAAACCCATTAGGCATTATTCCTATTGTGCATATCCCTAACATGACTATTTCATCGTCACCTTGGGGTCAATCAGACATCTGGGACATCATTCCACTTAACCGTGAAATGAATGAAAAAATGACTGAAATCTCTGACATTATTAACTATCACGCTGCTCCCGTAACTATTATTACAGGAGCTAAAGCCAGTCAATTGGAACGTGGTCCTAAGAAAGTTTGGGCCGGTTTGCCCAAGGATGCCCGTGTTTATAACCTTGAATCAAGTGGCGAAATGGCTGGAGCAATCCAATACATTGGTTTCTTGAAAAAGGCTATGCACGAAATTACCGGTGTTCCCGAAACAGCATTAGGCCAGTTCCAACCAGTTTCAAACACTTCTGGTGTGGCTTTATCTATCCAGTACCAGCCAATGATGAACCGTTTCAACATGAAGCGTATTCACTTTACTAAGGGCCTAGAAAAGATTAATGAATTAGTTATTCGTACTTGTGCCATATTTGAACCAGAAACTCTTACGTATAACTCAACTCTAGGAGAACCACCAGAACAAGATCAGCTCCCACAGCTAGATCCAAATGACCCTCTTACTTACCGAACTCAAACCCATTGGCCTGAGCCTCTTCCAATAGATGTACTTATTAAACTTAATGAAGTACAGGCCAAAATGGCATTGGGTCTTGAGTCTAAAGAAGGTGCGTTACGCACATTGGGTGAAGAATTCCCACGTGAAAAGCTTAGTGAGATATTTGAAGAACTGCGTGATGATGCCGTTGACCAAGGCGCATTAGACATGCTTAGGGCACAAATCAATCAAGCTGTAATGATATCCACAGGTCTCTTACCTGGCCCAGGTGGATCATCTGTGCCTGCACCACCAGAAGGTGGTAATGTAGGAAATGCAGGGAACCCGGAAGGCCCACAAGGCCCTCTGCCTGGTACAGACGTAATGGATGGACCAGTTTCGGGAATGGTAAACAACATAGTTGCAAAGGCATACGGAGCTAGGTTCGCCCAGCGTCGTGTTCCAGACGAAGAATAATAAGTACATTAACTCAGCCCACATAAGCCCAACCAATAGAGGTAAACATATGTCAGTTCAAACCAATGAAGATGGTATTACAATCCCTGTAATCCAGGAACAAGTTCCTGTGCAGGAATCACGTGCCGAAGAGAAATACTTTTCTGAGGATGAAGTCCAGAAGATTCGTCAGCAAGAAAAAGGCAAGATGTATAAGCGTCTTGAAGATGCCGACCATCGTGTCAAGTCAATGGAAGAGCAGTTGAACGTCCTCAGTTCTGAGCGTGAGAAAGCAATCAAAGAAGCTGAGGAGCGTGCTCGTAAAGAGTCAGATATCCTCCGTCAGCGTGAAATTGAAGAACTTTCTGCAAAAGATCTTCTTGCAAAACGTGAAGATGAGTTCAACAGCCGTATTAATCAGGTTGAGCAAGAGTGGGGCCAGAAGTTCTCTGAACTTGAAAAGCAACGCCAAGCCCAAGACGCACTTCTTGAAAAAGAACGAAATCTGCAGCAACTTGAGTCATACCGCCAACGACGGTTGCAAGCTGAACAGGAAACAATTATTCCTGAATTACGCGATCTAATCTCAGGTAATTCTGAAGAAGAGATCGACAATAGCATTGCAGTACTTCGTGAACGAAGTAATGCTATAATTGAATCAATTCAGAGGACGAGTCAGCCAACTCGCCCTAAGGGGGCGTCTTTAACAGCTCCCCCTACTGGACCAATGGATAACCAATCGGAATACCAGACGTTAAGTGCGGAAGATATCCGTAATATGCCGATGGATCAATACGTGAAGATGCGTGACAGGCTACTGAATGCCCGCCCTCAACGAGGTCGGTTTTAACTAAAACCCAATAACCCTATCCATCGGAGGATATTAATATGGCATTACCCGCCCCCCAAGGAGGTGCGATTACCGGAGCAGGATTGGCGTCGATTACGACGACTGGCTACTCAAGTGACGCAACCCTTTCACCCGCAATCCAGCAGATCTGGTCCAAGGAAATCTTGTTCCAGGCTATGCCGGTTCTTCGTTTTGAACAGTTCGCTGTTAAGAAGACCGAGCTTGGCGTTCAGCCTGGTTTGACCATTAACTTCATGCGCTACACCAACCTTGCGGTTGAGGAAGCAACAGGAGCTACCTTGTCTGAAGGAGTCCGTATGGAGCCAAAAGCTCTTTCGGCCAGTCAGATTCAAATCACCGTAACTGAAAACGGTCAGGCTGTTGCCGTTACCGAATTGTTGCTCAACGCAGCATTCGATGACGTTATGGCTTCGTCCTCACGGTTGCTTGGTCGCCATATGGCACAGAGCATGGACATCCAGGCTCGTAACACCCTCTATGCAAATGGTGTTCCGTTTGCTGGTGGTTCAGCAGTAGCTCCGAACGTTGTCTTTGGTCGCAAGACCCTAGGTTCAACTCGTGGTTCAATTGCTCCATACGACGCTGGTGTTTTGGGAAGCGCAAGCTCACCCGGCTACCTTAGCCCCGCATCAATCAAGGACGCAGTTGAAGTCCTTGCTGGTCAGAACATCCCTCGTTTGGGAGACACCTATGTGTGTTTCGTTCACCCGTCGCAGAGCCGTTCGCTCCGTGACTGGCCAGAATTCATTGAAGTCACGAAGTACGCCGCTCCCGGCAACTTCATGCTCGGTGAAATTGGTCGTTTGTACGACGTAGTGTTCATTGAAACCACTCAGGTCAAGCAGGGTCTTACGATTCCTGCCGACTTGGACTCGGTTACTGCAGGTGCTCAGGCTCCTGACGCTTCGTCATACAGCGCAATCATGATTGGTGACAACGCATTCGGTCACGCTATTGCCCTCCCGGTTGAACTCCGTGACGGTGGTGTCATTGACTTCGGTCGTGAGCACGGCTTGGCTTGGTACGCAATTTGGGGCTTTGGAGTTATTACTCACGAATCCCGCGTCATCATCAATACCAAGGGTGGAGCAATTTCTTCTACCTGAGTTATCTAGTAATAATGATGTAGTATGGTGGGGGTGGTTAATCACCCCCACCATATTCATTTATGTACCCAATAAGGAGAAATCATGGCATCACGTAATAAGCCTTCAGCATTTACTGCTGAACAAGTTGAAGATCAAAGCGAGACCAATTCGGAAGACGAAGTTGTTGTTGCAGAGCCAGTAACAGTAATGTCTGCTGACAGCGACTACGTAAACGCCCGTGTTAAGGGAACATGGAAAATGTTCTGGGGCAGTGACTCTTTTGATTTTGTTGATGGTAAGCGTTACAAGCTCCCCAAGGACCTGTATGCCTACCTTCGCAAGAGCAGTAACATCTACGACACCCTCTGAGGTAACTGATGGCCTATATCATCCCCAATGCAACTGATACCACTTCAGGTAACAAGTATGCAGTTCTAGACCAGGCTGAGCCAGACTCAATTGACTTTGAGATTCTTGGCAACGACAAAACTGGTGTTATCAACGGTTGCGTTGTAACTACAACTAGCGTTGGCAGTAACTCCGCAGTATCAGTTGCTGGGGGTGTGGTCGTACTTAATAATGTTGTTTACACAGTTACTGCAAACACTTTTACAACTATTCCACAACCTCCAACTACGTCTACTTATGGGCGATTTGACTTGATTGTGGCTCGTTTAACCGGCTCAGCTATGGTTATAACTGGCCTTTATGGTACTGAATCTGCAGCAAACCCAACTCACCCTAAATCATCTAGTCGTTTGGTTTCTACAGTTGGAGTAGACGTTTTGTCTTACTTTAATCCCGCTACCGATGTGGTTTTGGCAAGTGTGTATCGTGCTCAAGGTATTGCTACAATCCTTGCTTCACACATTGTTGACAAACGTCGTGATATCAACACCCCAATTGCCTACCGTGCAGCGGCATACCCAGCAGCAACTACTGGTGATATTGGTGATTTGTATCTACGCACATCAACACTTCTAACTGGCGAATCTGGGGTTCACGTAAAGCGCGATGCTTCTACTTGGATTCAATTAGCAATTACGCCAATTGATCCAGGCGTACCAATTGGTACAGTTATTACTTGGGTTTCTCCAGTTGCTCCTAATGGTGCTGTATGGATTGAGTGCAATGGTAATGCAGTTAGCCGTACTACCTATGATGCTTTGTATAGCGTGCTTACAAACAGTGGAACTACGTTCCCTTATGGTAGTGGTAATGGTACAACAACTTTTGCTCTCCCAGATTTTCGTGGTTTCTACATTGCTGGCCTTCCATCTGCTGGTGGAGCATTAGGAACCGCTGCTGGAAATTCGGCTAATACAGTTAGTCTTGCCATAGAAAACATTCCATCTCATCAACACACCATTAACCATGCTCATACCGGAACAGCAGAAGATGGTGGGATTCATGATCATGAACCAAAAAATAGTAGTCAAGATTTTGCTACAAGATTAAATGCTTATCAAGTAGATTCGTATGTTGCAATTAAAGATAGAACTGGTGCGGGTTTCCCAGAATCAGGACTTACTGAGGCAGCAGGAAACTTTGGATATCTTGGTGTAGCTGGACACCCCGGTATGGCTCTTAGTTATTCTTCTAAAACAGAAAAATCAGTTGCTCATGACCATGTTGTAAATATTCCTCTTACAACTACTGAGGTTTCTGGAGCTGCCGGACAAAGCACTCCTACCGCTGTTAATATCCAACCAAATACAATGTACGTTAAATACTACATTCGTTACGCATGAGCAACCTTCCTAAACCCACAAGTATTCCCGCTGAACAGGTAGCTTTAAAACGCACTGTCTCAAGTTCACGACATAGGGAAACACAACCCGCCTACAATCAACCTAGACAAGACACTCTTCCGCCACCCAGCAACTCGTAGTACACTATAGACGTGGCTACTTTTTCTGATATAAGCACAATTGCTCGGACTTACCTACGAGACTTTCCAAGGTTTTTTCAAGTAACTTTTGACGCTGCTGGCCGTACCTATGAGTTGGGTCATGTCAACATTGATACATCTAGTATCTGGATTGCTAATTACACCGTTGGTGGAGCTACCACGGAAATTGCTTCAACCAACTATGTACTTGATGAACGCAACGGAATTTTGCGTTTAGCTACAACCCCAACTGCTGGGTCAAAGATCATGATTGAGGGTTACTACTATGAGTGGCTAACCCCTGCTGACTTAAACTTTTATTCACAACGAGCACTTGACAAGCACGTTACAGATCTAGGTGTTGGTATTGGTAGCATGTCTGAATTGTTAATTAATACAATTGGGATTTCAGCAATCTGTGAATCATTATGGGCTTTAATGAGCGAATTTAGCCGTGATATTGACGTAATTACTTCTGAATCTGTACATATCCCTGCTAGTCAACGTTTTCGCATGGTTCAAGGATTGCTTGGACAATGGGAAGGTGAATATCGTCGCCATGCCACTGCTCTTAATATTGGCTTTGATCGCATTGAAGTCTTTAGTTTGCGCCGTACATCACGTACTACAAACAGACTTGTTCCTTTGTACAAGACTAAAGAATTTGGTGATTACTCACCAATGGAACGACTGTGGCCAACAGTTGACCCAGGTGTAATAAGTTATGAAGTTGTTGAAGACGACTTGCGTACAGACGTATTTGTTGACACTACTCCCAGGTCTGGGCAGACTACTAACGCCTTTTACTGATGGATGTACGTAGAGAACTTGACCTTATAAATAAGCAATTTCGTAGGCACCATAAAGTAGCCAACGAAATTGTAGTTTGGTATGAATTTAATATTCTTGGTTCTGCCAGCGTAAATAGCATTTATGATGATATTTACGATGAAGGTGTACAAGGTACCGGTGGTAGATCCTACAAAAATGGCGTAATAATTCCTATTATGCTTGGTTCTGAAAAAGAAGATCAGAAACGTTCTATTCCAGAAGCCCGCCAACCCGTCCTAACAATGGACATTTTTGCATCAATTAAAGATATGCGTGATGCTGGTATAACCACACCATATGAATACCGAGATCATTTAAATGACATTTTTTTATATGATGGGCGTTACTATGGGGTATACGACTATAGGGTTCGTGGTCGTCTAAAAGACGATATCTTTGTCCTTATTTCAGGTCAAGAGATTTTCATTAATCAAGAGTTTTTAAATGACCCAGGCCCAGGTGCGCTTGGCCTTGACAACTTTCCCTGGCCTGCAGCCCTTCCAATAATACTGTAGAATAGGAGTACTCAACGAGCGTTGAGTGACCCAACTGCCCAGACTCGGAGAGTGCGCCATGACATTGGCTTCCTCAAAATCTAACTCCTTGAGTCGTTCTTTTGCTTCCCTTTTGATTAGTTCTACTGGCTTTGAAAAGAAACTTGCTAAAACAGCAGGCACAGATAATAAAACGCGCAAGCTTGCAGCTAAGTATCAATCTGAAATCCGCAATCACGCCAAAACCCAAAAGGGCTGGTCAGACATTGTTAGTTCTATCAAAGTATCTATTGTAAATAACAATTCTGTAAAAGTTTCAATTGAAGGTTCTAGCGAAGTAAAAGAACAAGCAAAAATGCTTGAATACGGAACTGGTAAGGTATCACCAAACGCTCTTTTAAGGACATTTGAAACTAAGTTTAATGATGATGTACAAATATCACTTAGGGGTTACAATTGAGTAACCCTGGATTCTTGCTTGCAGAAGATGCTGCCGTAAAGGCTAGGTTTTCCAACATTGCTGTTTCAGATGACCGAGAGGCCACACGTGTTGCTGACGTCTTCTTTAGGTACCCAGATGGGGAAAAAGAAAAAAACTACCCGTTTATTACCATTGAAAACGTGGGGATCACCCATAACAGGTCGTTACAGCATTCTGAGCAGACCTATTACTACAGTAATGATTTTGCTGGGGCTTCACTTTCGCCGTCTTTTATTGACTATTTTCCATCCGAATTAGACGCTGCTGGTATGGCTACTCAATTGAGTTCAGGTTCGTATCTTAAAATGGATTCTTTTGTTCCAGTTACTTTGATTTATCAGGTATCAACATACGCACGAAGCGCTCTCCATGACCGGCAACTTACATCAAAAATTATGCGTCGGGTAGTTCCTTTGCGTAAAGGTTTTATTGATGTTCCAGAAGATGGAACAATCCGTAGATTTGACCTTATGTCATGGGGTAACAGTGACCTCCTTGATGGAGAACCTGGTTACCGAAAGAGGATATTTAGAAAAGTGTACACAATTAACATGTCAGCAGAGATACCTGCTTCGGATATGACTAGCCTCAAGCACGTCACCTCCGTTGTTGGTAAGATAACAAACATAAACAATTCTAATAATTCTGTATTCATCCAGCCGTTTTTGGAGGTATTTTAAATGGCCACATATTCAACCCCAGGCGTATACGTAAGTGAATCAACGCTAGCTAATCAAGTTCAGCGTTCAAACACCGCCGATTCAACTGCTGTATTTTTTGGCACCGCACCTCGCGGACCACTTTCTGCAACTTTAATTAATTCGTGGAGTAGCTTTAAAGCCATTTATGGTGACATCAGCACAGCCCATGAACTTGGTTATTCTGTATATCATTTCTTTGCAAATGGTGGTCGTGAAGCTTACATTGTGCGCGTACTCCACACAAGCGGAAGTGGCACCCTTGCAACTACCGCAACTGCAGTTCTTCCTTATTACCCAACTGGTAGTGGTTCTGCTTCTGGATCACTACTTACTTTAAGCGCATTAAGCGCGGGCGCATGGGCTGATGGTACTGCAACTGGTAAAGGTTTGTCTTTAAAAGTAAACTCAGACTCCCGTGTTGGAGCTGTATCTCCCACCGCAACAGTAATTCCTACGTTTAACTTAACAGTGTATTTGAACGGTGTTGAAGTTGAGCGTTGGAACGAAATTTCAACAGACCCAGCAAATAACCGCTACGCACCCACCGTACTAAACAACTATTCACAGTATGTTGCTAGCGTTTATGTTGGTGCATCAGCTGGTTCTGTAACAGCAGCCAGTGCTACTTGGGAATTTATTACGACTGAAAAGAAGTTTTCGGCATCTGTTGATGGAACTGCTGTCGCTGCAGTTGACTACACAAATGCTATTAGTAGCAAACTTGAAAGTATTGAGGGTGTTCTCATTCTTAATGCTGTTGGACAAACAACTAGCACGGTTGTTAACGACCTTATTGCTAAGGCTGAAGCCCGTGGTAACTCTTTTGTTGTCATTGATCCGTCAACTGCTCCTGATGCTGCAACAATTGGAGCTGGAACTGTTCAGGCTTACACTCCCTCTTCGTATGCAGCCGTCTACTACCCAATGCTTGAGATGGCTGATCCTACAAAGACAGGTCCTGCCGCAATCCGCAGTACTTATCCAGGTGGTGCAGTAGTCGGTGCTTACATCCGTTCAGAAATTGCCCGCACAGTAGCTAAGGCTCCCGCAGGATACGGTATTGATATTCGTAATGCATTTGGCCTTACATCACAACTCACTCCAACAGAAGTAGACACGTTGTATGCAAACTACGGAGTTAACTTGTTTAAGTCAGTTGCTGGAGCAGGAGTTATTATTAATGGTACTCGTACCCTTGATAAACTTTCACCTGGTAAGTACATCCCAATTCGTCGATCATTAAACTATCTTAAGCAAGCCCTCAAAGAAGCAACTCAATTTGCAGTGTTTGAACCTAACGACCAGCGCCTATATGACCGCATCAGCATGACAGCTTCCGCACTACTTGGTGAATTCTGGCGTTCTGGTGGCCTTAAGGGTGGAACTTCTTCAGATGCTTTTTACATTGTTTGTAACAGCACCAACAATACGTCAACCACTATTAACAACGGTGAAGTACGCCTTGAGGTTGGAGTAGCTCTACAATACCCAGCCGAATTCATTGTAATAAACCTCAGTCAATGGACTGGCGGATCTAACACCGTATCAAATCTCTAAGGAGTAATAAATGGCACGTTCAACTACAACAGACCCAATTCGTAACTTTAAATTCCAAGTTACAATTAACGCCACAGGCGGTCTTGCAACATACACTACGGGACTAGGGAGTATTGGCTTTGCCGCTATGTCCGGTCTTTCAGTCAACAATGAAATGGTTGGTTACCGTGAAGGTGGAATGAACACTCACCCGCACAAGTTTATTGGCCAATCCGACTTTGCTCCGGTCACTTTTAGTCGTGGCGTATTTTCAAAGCAAGATCAGTTGTACAAGTGGCAGCAATTCTTGCATTCTTGGAACCAAGCTTCTGGTGGTTCAACTAGCGGAGCTAATGACTATCGTTGTGACATCTTGGTCAAAGTATTTGATCATCCTGTTTCTTCTGGTAGCTACAGTACCCCTGGTGATGTAAACGGAAACTCAGGCTCAGTTGGAGACGCTCGTTTTGGTTTTAAATTGTTTAACTGCTTTCCTGGAACTTACTCGTTAAACGACCTTAACGCTGGTGATAGTGGAATTATGGTTCAACAAATGACCCTTAACCACGAAGGCTTTGTGATAGCGTGGAATAAAGAAGACGTCGCAGCACTAGCAAACATCTAATACCCAAACATAGGATTACAAATTGACAATTACATCAGATGCAAATGCGGTTAACTCCGCAATACGTGAACCAGTTCCTGAACTTCATACACCAGAAACAGTTGCAGCAACTCTTCAACGTGGTCTAATTGACCCCGCTACAGGGTTATGGCAGGTTGATTCAGAAGTGCGTGAAATGACTGGCGCTGACGAAGAGTACATGGCTTCTTTGGAAGCAAAAAACTCTGTAACTTACGGCGAATACATGTCTAAATTGCTAAAGCGCACAGTTGTCAATGTTGGCTCAATCAACATTAGCGATCACCCTTCTGCATTAGACAACCTTACAATCGGTGATCGAGACATTCTTTTCCTAGGTGTTATCAAAGCAACATACGGTAGTTCTAAAGATTTTCAAATTTCATGTGGTAGTTGTGAAAAAGATAATACTGTTGTTATGAATCTTGATGAAGATTTTCCAATTCAAACACCAAGTGTAGATTTACGTAGTACAACAAGTCACACCCTTCGTAAAGGTAAAGTTGTTAAATTACGGGTACCTACCTCGGCAGACAACATGCAAATTGCTAAAAACTCACAATCTGTTTCATCCCAAAATACCCTTATGATTGCTAAGTGTGCAGTTTGGGAAGATGGGGAAACACCACCAACTGACGTTGAGGCATGGGCTAAAGCCCTTAATGTTGCCGACCGGAATGACCTCGTTCGTAGCCTTCTTGAAATCAAAGCTGGCCCGAAAATCGAGGCGGTGAATGTCCCGTGCGCTCACTGTAACGAAGAAATGGTTATAAGGATCGACTGGATCTCACTTTTACTTAGCTAATATCAAATATACTTATTGGGAATACGAACTGATTGCTTCTGTTTACAAAGGGTTTAACCTCTCGGATTTACGGTCAATGACTGTTCGCCAAAGGGACTTCTGGTTTCGTATGGCAAAATGGCGTAATACCTAACGGAGGAACCTATGGCAGATAAACCAATCATCGGTGATGACGGTGCTGTAGTATCCAAAAACATCCAAAAAATAGAACGAGAAATGACCTCTGCCCTTAATAGGGTTTTAGACACTGTTGAAAAACGCTTAGACAAAATCGGTAAGAAATTTGCCGAAACTGTAGGTGGTTCAACAAACGATTCTGCAGGTAGCAAAGTTGGTGGTGCTGGCACTAAAATGTCTGGTGGTTTATTTAACCCCACTACTATTGGTGGCTCTGGTAAGGGCGCGGCAGCGGAAGGCGCGGCAGACATTATTGGTGGCCTAGGTGGAAAACTAGGTAAGACCAAGATGATGGGTGGTCTTAGTTCTGGCGCAATGATGGGTATTACAGCTGGAATTCAAGCTGCCAATATGGGTATTAACGCAGCTAACTCCAGATTTGATAGTGGGCGCGAAGGTGTACTTGAAGCAGACCGTATGTCTGTTCTGTACCAGCAAATGACTGGTAAGAGTCAACTTGGTGTCAGTTCTACTTACAGAATGCCCCTAACCAACTATCGCCTAGGTGCAGGCGGTATTAATGCTTTGATGGGCATGGAAGCGTCTACAGGCATCAGTGGAAGGCAGCAGGCTTCAAGCGTCGAAGCTTTCCGCACCATGTCTGGATACAACATGAGTGCCGGTGAAGCTACTGGAATGATTGGCAATTTAGCAAGTGCTTCAACTGTAAACCGTATGTTTATGATGACAGGAAACTCTCTTGTTGGTGTTGGTGGAAAACAGAACTCTGCAATGGACGTTATGCAAGGAATTGTTAGGACTGCTGGGCTTACTGATCCAAAAATCCTTAAAGGAGCTTTGGCGCCAGGATCAATTACCCGCTCAAAATTATCAATGATGGGTGTACCTGAGGAGATGCAAACTCAGGCAATTCAATATGCTATGCAAAACCAAACCTTTCAAGGTAAGGGTGGCAAAGGCATGTATGACCCCAGCAAAGAAGCTGACCGCCGTAAAATGGGTATTGAAGAAAACTTTGCTACTCAAGTTGAAGAAACTCAAAGACTTGAAACAAAGCGTGATGAGAATTTTTATCGTCGTCAAGTTGATAACTATGCCCACCTTGAACGACAGACTCAATCTTTGACCAAAATGTTTGGTGCCTTGGAAGACAAGTTATCTGGAATTCTTGGTTTGGTTGGATCTAACAAAATTGCAACATCAATTTTTCAACAAGTAACAGGTCCTTTTGGTGACCCAGATGGTGCAAATGGTCCAGCCGCTATTTCTACACCGATGCCCAAGAATGTTTCTTCAGCAGCAGCTCAAACGTCTTTTAACAATCTTAACGGCCAATTTAAAGACCGCCTTACTAAAATGATGTCAGATAACCCAAATGTTAAATTTGGGCAAGGTGTACGATCATCAGCTGATCAACAAAGAATGTTCTTATCTCGTTATACCAAAACAAACTCACCAACAAGTGCTGATGGTAAAAAGAACTGGGAATGGGATGGTGCTTATTGGGAGCATACAAGTGGTGCGCCAGCAGCACCCCCAGGACGTTCTATGCACGAAATTGGACTTGCAGCAGACCTTAGCGGAGATTTGGATTGGGTCGTGGCTAACGCCCACAAGTACGGACTAAAGCATTTTAAAGATGTTAACGGCGAAGCATGGCACGTTCAACCTACAGAACTACCAAGTGGTAGAGCTGCTTATGAAAAGATGGGATCACCCTGGGGTAAGGGTCCTGTGGGGGCTGCACCATTTGATCCAAACTCTGACTTTGGTGATTCCCTAGACCACACAACTAGTGGTCGGTCTTCTTCTAGTGGCACTTCTTCTGCTACTTACTCAAGTACTTCTAGTACATCAAATTACTACAGCATGCGTGCAAAAACAATTGCAGAAAAAGTTGCAGAAAAATTGAACCCAATTGGTGTTGGTGGTGCCAGTGGAGGTTCTGGACGAAAAGGTAAAGGTAGAGGTACACGTAGTGTCTCAACTACGCCCACTAAACGTGGTGGTCAACTGTCTGGTGAGGACGTAGCGCGTTACGCTTACAACGCTGGCTTTCGTGGTGAAAATCTAGTTAATGTTGTTGGTATTGCTAAGCGTGAAAGTGGTTGGAACGCTGGTGCTTACAACCCCAATGCCAGCACTGCTGACCTTTCATTTGGTCTTATGCAAATTAACATGCTTGGTGATCTTGGCCCAGCGCGTCTTAAGCAATTTGGTTTGTCTACAAATGAAGAATTGTACGACCCAGCAACAAACATGAGGGCCGCTTTTAAAATGTCCGGCGGTACAAACCTTCATGCATGGGGTGGTTACAAAGGCAAAGACAACACATATAACACTGACTTAACTTTGGCTCGTCAGGTAGTTACAAACGCAGGACTATTAACTACTGGTGACCCCGACGGTGTAGCCATGTCTCGTGGCGGTAGTGCACGTCATGTACCTGAATTAGCAAGACAGGCAAGTGGGACTACCATGAGTAGTAGTAGCGGTGGTGGCGGTGTTTCTCTTTCTGGAGGACACACTTTTAATATTAGCCCAAACATAAATATTTCTGGTGGTTCTGGCTCCAACCTTGATTTGCAAAAAATTGCACATGAAATAGCAGTTCTAACTCGTCGTGAATTAGAACTTGAAATGTTAAGGAGTAACTAATGGGTTACCGCGAAGAAGGAATGTTTGGTTTTAATGATGTATTTAACAGTAGTGGTATTGAAAACCCCAATTTTAATTACCCAGCTAGAAGTATTAGGTTTCTTGAAGCACAAGCAGCACTTGATAAAGTAAAAGATAAATACAAAATTCATCGTGGTTATATTCGAAACTTAGATCAACCCGCTTTAGGTGCAGCCTTTCCTGTAAGTAAATGTAAATTTCAATTTAACCCACAAGAAATTCGTCAAGACGTGTCAATGCGTGAAGATGTGTATTCATCTCTTTTACAAACTCCAGAACAACTTACCCAACCAATTGGTGGTGTAACAAGCTTTTCATTTGACTTAGTATTTGATCGGTCAATGGAGTTAGCAACTGGTGGACCTGGGGGTGCTATAGATACTAATGCAAATGTATTTGGAAATACTAGTGAGTTTGATGTTTTTGACATAGGTGTTTTAGCGGACTTAAGAGTTTTTTATTCAGTCATTGGTCAAGGTTTTTCAAAAGAGATGCTTACATTTCAAATGGCATCTTTAAAAAGTACATACGAAACTATTGTAAATAGTAATGCTTCTGTAGGATCACCAACTGCTGAAATTATCTATGACGATGTAAAAGTTGAAGACGTTTTAGCAGCAAACTATGGTAATGCTGCATTCTTAATGCCAAACCCAGTTCGTGTTTTGTTTTCTTCATTGTTTATGGTTGATGGTTTTATTACTGGAACAAGTGTTGCATTTTTGAAATTTAATACAAATATGGTACCAATGCAATGCAAAGTGTCTGTGTCAATGAATGCTATGTATATTGGTTTTGCAAAAGAAGAAACATTCCTTACAAAAGTTTTAACTGACGCGGGGGCAGCAAAAACTGTTGCTGATGAGCAAGCTGCCGCAGCCAAAAAAGAACTTGCCAGAGCTTTGTCTCAAACACTTAACGTTTTTAAATTAACACTTGCATCTGACTATTTAGCTGATTGGGATAACTCTCCACCTGACTATTTCAAACCAGCATGGATATGGGGAATTCAACAAAGTTATGAAGCGGGTGTTAATGGGGAACGAGCTGCTTTTGCGGGTTTTCCAAGTGTTAAACCAATTAGAAGTGGAAACGATAACAACGAAGACGGTGTAGAAACACGTGTAGGTAATGACATTGATTCAATTCTTACACTTTATGAAGCTGGTGAATCTCCAACTATTTCTTATACTTGGACATTATCTGTTTATGGTCCTGGAGCTGGGTCAACAAAAACACTGTCTAAAGCCTATGCCGATGCTGCCCTTAAAGACAAAACGTACACTGCAACAAATCAAGATTTTAAATTAATGGGTTATTACACAGCAACAGAAACTGCTTCTTCTAAAGAAGAGTGGGGTGCTGGAACATCTGGTGATGGGGTAAAAAAAGAAAGAGTTAGAAGGAGAAGCTATTACGTTGATGGTGGTTTGCCGGACAACAATGCAGGTCAAGCATGGGTTGGTGACGACACGCAGCTTAACCCTGTAAATTTTATTCCTGATTCAATTAAAAATTCTTATTATATTGTTAATATTAGCATTAGCGTATCAGCAGAGATAGGGACTGGAACACTAAATCAAAAATCTCAAACTAAAAGTTTTGTTATTGCTGGAGGAGACTCAATTGGAGAACATAAATTTTATATGGTTTGGGAAAGTAGTGTAACCGAAACAATTGCACCCTTTTTGTAAGTAAGGATTTATTATGGCAACTTATACAGGATCAAGCAGATACCGTTCATCTAATGGTGGACGTACAGCGGACAGAGTTACTACTGCTACTAATACAAGTTATTACCAATACACGTCACGTGGAGGTGACAACTTTTTAATACTTGCTGCAAAAGTATTAAATGACAGTACTAGGTATTGGGAAATTGCTGACATTAATCCGCAACTTCAATGGCCAGATGAAATACCCACTGGTACGTTGCTTAGGATTCCAACGTGATAGTCCATAGTGGTAATCCACTTTCACCAAAAGTTGTTGTAAAGATAAATAATGTAGAAGTTAACTACAAGTCAATTACAAAATTAATAATTGACTTAGCAGCGAACAAACATGATGTCGTGTCTATGCACATAGCGGGTATCCCGCCCAAAGCAATTACTGATTACATTGATGCTGCTGTAAGCATAACTGTAACTTTAGGGCCTGGAAGAACAACAGAATTTCGTGGTTATGTTCTTTACATTGAGCCAGAGTCCGTTAGCGGATCATCACTTATTAATAACAGCCCATTTCAATTGACACGTGTTGTATGTTTTGGCGCATCTGTAAGCATGAAAAGCACTAACACTCGCGTATGGGAAAACGCTTCTGTTGTAACCATATCTAAGGCTATGGCAGAAACCTATGGATTTAGTTTAGATGTAATTGACGATGAGTTTAAAATTCCCAGAATTGTACAAGCTAAACAATCTGACTGGGAATTTTTAAACACGTTTTGTGTTACATATGGTTATTCTATTTCTGTAAATGCTACCCATATGCATATTTGGGACCCATTCAAAGCTATTGGTAGACGTCCATCTTATGAAACCCTTACCGCACCAATTTCTTCAGCTCAACCATCAGTAGGTTCTATTCTTAAATTTAATGGAACTTTTGGACACCTAACACCGGAAGGTGATTCTGGAGATTGCTCGATTGATTCAATTGATGAAAAAGGCACAACCATTACTTCTACGGGAAAAACCACAGACTCAGAATTTGCTTGGTCTGGAATTGGCAGTGTTTCAAAATATAACTCATCTTATAGTTCATCTTTACGTAGGTCTGCCTCATCCGTTAGTGAAGCTCAAAAACTAGTATCTGCTGAAATACGTAAAAAACTACCATTTAATGCTGTAGTAGAAGCAAACTCAACAATAGGAACGGTGCCTGGTGGTATTGTTAGGGTTCAGGGTTACAAATCTAATTTTGAAGGGTTATGGTATGTGAAAGAAGTAAGACATACAATAGGTGGATCTAGTTGTGTAACAACTTTAAACATATCTAAAGACTTTAATACAACTTCTGAGTATATTATTCCCCCTACTCAATTAGCAGACAATCCACCAGATTCAAAGTATGTAAATGATAGATGGCAAAGTAGTGTTGAAAGAGTAGTTACGTATGTATGACGGAATGAAACTATACAGAGGTGTTGTTTCATACAGCGCAGGCACCTCAATTTATGTACAAATACCAGCTTTGTTAGGAACAACAGTTTCTTTGCCAGTATCAACGATAATTAACACACCAGCAGTTTTTACTGGGGATCAAGTAATTGTTGCTGTTGAAGATTCAAAAGTTTCAAATGTACACATAGTATCTGGTTCTAATATAAACGGAGGTTCAGCATAATGAAATCAATTAAAGTTCCGTTTAGCTTTAACGGTGGTCGTGTTAATACAACATCTTTGCCAACAGTTGCCGCTGAACAAAAGATTATTAATGTATTAGCTACAAACAAGTATGAGCGAGTTATGAACCCTCGTTATGGCGCAAACATTAGAGAGCTGCTATATGAAGAAATTGATGATTTATCAATAGCCGATTTTGTTGTTGATGCTAAACATCAAGCATCCGATAATATTAGTAGGGTTAGTATTTTGGACATTAAACTAAGTCCAATGAACACAGTTGCATCGTATGGTAATCCTGAAACAACACTTGGTATAACTGTTTTTTATAGAATCCCATTAGGAGCACCCCAAGTTGTGTCCTTTAATATAGCCGGACTTGGAATAACTACCGAAGATAGCCCAATTTAGGAGTAATCATGGCTTTAAACACACC